CTTGTAATCTGATTGTCTCGCTTCTAACAATTTACCCTGGTAAGCTTCCTCACCACGAGCTTGTTTTTCTGCATGCAATAATTGTGCATCAGACATAGCGATTTTTGCCTTCTGCTTGTTAGCGTAAATTTTACTTCCAGCAGAAACGGCTAATTTAATTGCCGATAACCACATGTTAGATCCACTTAGCTTTTTTAGACTTTTCTTTTAGCATTCTTTTAGTGCCTCTTACTTCAGTTTCTTCGCCTTTTGCGATGTAGTTAAAAGCACCATCAGCTGTTGTTTTAGATCTTGGGTCAATTTCAAGATTCATCTTGTCTTCTGACTTGATCTCAACAATTTTATCTAGTTTTTCCATAATTATCTCCTTATTTTTTTATTTTAACTGTTTTTTTATTAATTGTCACTAACCTTTACGCATGATTTCAATATTTGGAACCATATTTTCAGTATTTTTCATCATCGAGTCTGCGCTAGGTATAGTTTTGCTTAAAATTGTCTTTTCAATTGATGTATCAGCTCTTAATTTTGCTAATTCTTCATTTTGATCTAATTTTTCATCTTGATTTTGTTGATTCATCATTGTTTTCATCTTATCAAGTTCCATTCTCTCCCTAGCTTCACGTTCTTTTCTATCATTTTCCATTGCTCTAAGATCTAATTCTCTTGATCTAAGTTTTGCAATAGGGTCATTGTCGAATTGTGATGTAATTTCTTTTTCTTCCTTCATAAATTCTTCCATCATCTCTGCAATTAACACAGCTTTTCTAGCTTCAATCTTTTGTTGAATCTGCATTGCTTGCATTTGTATCTGTTGAGCCATTTGTGGGTTCTGTTGAGCCTGCATTTGCATTTGTTGAAGTTGTTGCATCTCATCTCTGTACTCTAGTTCAACTTGTTCTTGAGACATTAAAGAAATATGTTCAAAAATATTTTTTTCTAAGGCAGCCATAACCATTGGATTGTTTCTAGCTATGTTAGTTGCCATAAAATTTAAGTGTGCAGTCATGTGTGCTCTATGATCTTGGCCTGGAAAAGCTTGAAACTGTCTTCCACCTAAAGCATCAATGTGTTCTAACGCCGGATCTTTTGGTGTTGGTTGCATAGGCTTAACTAAAATACCATCAATATTTTTTACACCTAAAGCTTCATACATATTTCTATATGCTTGATACAGATTATGCATTTGCGGATTTGATTGTGCCAGTTGGAGTTCTGTTTGCGCGAGGGATATACGCTGTGTTTGTGAAAAAATGTTGGGGTCAGCAACTGGCAATATATCTACTCTATCATCAAAATCTGATTGCATAATCATTCTTTGACCCCCAACTACATCGTATGGATATTGTTGTGGTAGATATAATTTGAATACTCTAGCCATAAGTCTAAATTCATTTTTTAAAGCCGAGTAAATTCTTTTGTGTATGGCTGACATAGTTCTTGAGCCACGTTCTAATAATGCAACTGTAGTTCCAACTGCTGCTTGTTGATTACCATCGCCAACTTGCATATCAGCAATAGATGCAAATCTTTGTCCTGCTTGAACAACGACTCCCATAAGTGCAAGTAACGTTTGACTTGGTTCTTTAAACGGTAACATCATAAATGAATCTCTTAAATTACCACCAGGTGCATCTACATCTCTAAACTCACCAGGTTGTATTGACTGTGCATCATCTCTAATTCTAATACCACGCATTTTAAATCCAGCAGGTAAATTAGATAAAGTTCCTGCATCTAATAGTTGTCTTAATGCTGCTGTTGCAGTTCTTGACAATCCACCAATCATGTGAATTAGACCAAAACCATAAAAACCTAGACCTGGTAAAAATTTAAAGTGTACAAAGTAATTTACTTTGTTTTTATTTGGATCTCCTACTTCGTAGTTTCTTTTAATTGAAAGAATCTCACCTGAACTTTCTTCGATAGTTACAATGTATGGTATTTTAATTCCGGACGGCTCACCAGTCTCTTGATTTGTATCTTCGAAACCTTCTAGATCTAAATCAACATGACATTCTAATAATGTAAAGACATCATCATTGGCAGTTCTTGTTACGCCTTCTAATTCTCTTTCTTTTTTCTCTACATCAGTTTCTTTGTCTCCAGGTCTTCCAATTTCAACATCTTTATAAAAACCTGCAACTTGTTGTTTTCGTAATTCGTTTTCAGAAACTTTAACACGATGAATAATTGCTTCCGCATCATCTAATGAGGTAGCTGTGTACGGAACAATTAAATCATCTGCTGGAACAAATTTCGATACTGCTCTTTGTTCCATTTCATCGTAGTATACTTTTTTAAATGTACTACCTGAAAGAGGTAAATGGAATAACATAGAATCAAACTCAGGTTCATATTCTTTCATCTGATCCATGATTTGATAATTCATAAAATCTTTTACACGTGATGCTTGTTGAACTTTTTCTGGAGTTTGTAATCCAATAATTTGTGTTCTAACAGGTCCATCTGCTGGAAGTAATTCTTTATAAGCCAATGCTTGAAACTGTGTAACCGCTTCAGCTAACACAGGGTGAGTTGCACCTGATGCACCACTAAATGGTTCTGTTCTTTGGTCGTATTTAAAACCTAAAAGGTCTAATCCTTGTGTGTAAGTTTTTTCCCAATCTTTTCTTGAAGAAACATACTCTTGATACTTTCCTGTCAGACTAGATGCAAGTCCACCTAATACATCATCAGGTAAAAATTCTGCTAAGTTTGCATAATGCTCATCACCACCTTCAGGAGATGCTGCTGCAGGGTCTAAATTAATATCAACTGAACCATCTTCATTTTCCGTAACTTCTACGTCATCCGGTGATTGTTGTTCTTCAGTTACTTCTTCAATTACCTGCTCTTGAATTTCTTCTTCGCCAGGTACGTTAAATTCTTTTCGAGGCTCGTTTGGAAGTCCCTTGTCTATATTGTCTGCCATTTATTTTTTCTCCAGATTGTTTGACTGTTGTAACAGTATTATACTTAATATTCAAGCCCTGAGGCGTGGGTCCGGCTTCAGGGGGCAATAAGTGTTTCTTTGGATACTTATTCGTCATAAGTATATTTTCTCATGTTTTCTAAATCATCCTCTTCAATATATTCGTCTACATCTTTAAGCTTGCCATCTCCATCAGGTCTAGCGCTTGCTTCGTTATAAGTATAGCCTCCGGTTTCACGATCATATTCTAACTCTATTTCATTTTCTCTATAACCAGGTCTGTCAGGATCATCTACTTCTCTAATTGTTATTTTATCACCTTGCTCTTTAACAACAAAATTATCTGCTTGATAAACATCTGCAAATTCATCTGATCTATTACCGGTAAAATATTTCGTTCCTTTTTCCGCAGCTTTTGCTTTAACTTTAGCAACAAGATCAAATATAAAATCAGGCATACCATCTGCACCTCTTTTAACTAATTCAGCAGCTTTTTTACTTTTTTTCAAAACATTTGGTCCACCTCTAATTGCTAAAATACCTGCAGGAATAAGTGATAGAATTTTTAAGAATTGTCTTTTACTTAAACTACCTAAACCTTTTTTACTAGGATCTTCTGGTCCATCTGCAAAGTTTTGTCTATTAGGATATAAGGCTCTATCCAATGACATTGGATTTTGTATTCCTCTTGTATAAATAGATTCTTTTTCTGCATAAGGATCTTCACTTACACCCACTACAGATCCAAGTTGTTTAAATGAATTAATTAATGAATTTAAATTATTTTGACCTTGTTGGGACATTTCAGGAATTTCCGTATCATCTACCATTGATTGCATTCCTCTTATCTGACTTTGTTTAACAAAATTATCATAACCTTCTCTTGCTTTTTCAATAGGTATATCAAATTGTCTTGCAATATCTGGAAGCATTCCTTTTCTTTTTTCACTTAGGTAAGCTTGTTTACCTAGTTCTAATACAGGTGCAGCAAAAGATCCTGCTCTACCTACTTTACTTGCTGCTTTAAATAATGGTGATCGCATAACTCTTGGTACGAAAGAACTTGCAACAAACTTACCAAAATCTTTTACTTTTCCTAAACCAAATCTACCTTCAGATTTATTATAAAGATTAAACATATTTGATACTTCATCTGTAAATGCTAAAGGAAGAGTTAACCATACTGGACTATCTTGCTCTAAATCATACGTCGAAGCAAAAAGAGTTTGAAAAATAGGTAGATCTATTCCAGCAACTCCTTTACCAACTTTACTTAAAGCATCACCACCGTATTTTTGGCCAAAGGCAGCTAGATCTTTTACTTCTGCTCCAAGATATTCAACTAATAATTTAGGATCTACTCCACTATTTAATTGACCTTGCATTTTACGAAAAACTTTTTGAACATTAGTTATGTCTTTTTTAACTTCTCCTGTAGGAACATTTGTTTTTGTTAAATCTAATTTTTTTAATATATCTTCTGTTTTAATTTTAGGATCTATATCTGATAAGAAAAATTTTTTATCTTTATAAACTTGTTTTATATTTTCTTGGGAAGCTTTTCCGTAAGAGTCTAATATAGACTCATCAAATTTTACATTATAATTTATTTTAGGTGATTGAACTTTCTCTCTCTTTGAAAACTTAGAAGAAGTTTTATTAAAATCTTTTATTGCATCTTCTATTGGAACAATTTCTCCATTCCATTGCATTGAGGTTTTACCGTCATTTAAAGCATTTACTATTGTTTGAAAAGGTTTATCAATTTCGCTTGCTTTTCTAGCGTTAATTAATTTCTTAATACTTTGAACTTTAGTTGTATAACCTGGTGCTATGTCAGCTAAAGCACTCATTGAAAAAATTTCATCTAAATTTTTATTTTTTAAAACTAATTTATCTCTTTCTGACTTATATACATTAGTATCTAGACCAAGATTTTGATTTATAATAGCCATTTTATAATCTCTTAAAAGACCAGAAGAGAACCTAAAACCTTTTTTCTTAAAAGATTGTCCTTCTCCTGCCTCATCATCAATACCACTTAGTATATTATCAGTAATATCATTTATAACATTTTGTGTAGGTAATCTCATTCCATCTGGTTTATCTCTTAAACCTTTTATAACTTTTAAATAAGTCATTACATCATTATCAGTTTGTCTAACTAATGATTCTGCTTTTCTTAAATCTTCTATAGGTAAGTCGTTCATGTTTCCTTTTGGAAATTGATCTCCATAAATAGTTTTAGCTAAATCTTCACTGTTTGATAAATCTGGATCTAATCTAAATTCATCATTAATTGTTTTTAAAACTTCATTTTTAGTTTCCATTGTTGCAGCAGTGGCTTTAGCAGCATTTTCTATAGCAGTTGCAATTCTTTCGTCTTGTCCTAAATTTTTTAATAAACCTGTCCCGGCTTTTTCATTTACACCTAGTGACCTTGTTATCAACATATCTCCACCTCTACCTAAACCAAAATGTTCTTTAATCACAGGTCTTGAAACATATTCTTCTTTTGCAATTTTATCTTTAACAAATATTTTAATATCTTTTTTAAGCTGCTTAGTTTGATACCTACTCATTGGTAAACCTTGTTCAGCTCTTAATTTAGTTGCTTCTTTATTAAAAATATCAATTGTTTCTTCTGTAACATTATTAAAAATAGCTCCAGTGCCTCCTGGGGAAGGAGTATATTCTATACCAGCTTTTTTAAGAGCATCTGTTATAACTTTGTATGCTTCGGGATATTCTTCTTGACCTGCTGCACCTAAAATTTTTTGAAAAGTTTGTGGAGTATGAATATTTTGTTTTTCACCAAAAGATAAAGCACTACTTTTTTCAAATTTAAATTGATCTCTATATTTGTTAAATACTTTTTCAGTATTACCTGTTCTAGGTGTATCAGTTTTATCAAAAATTTGTTGTATAGTGTTAAAATTTGTGTCTTTATTTTTTATTAAATTTTCTAAGGCTATTGCAAAATCTCCTCCTTTATCAAAACCTATCCGTCCACCTTCTGCTGCAGTTTCTCTAGGGTTTCTATCTTCAAAGTCTTTAAATGGATCTTGTACTGGAGGTAGTTCGTCTAATGTTTTAATTACACCAGGTCCTAATTTTTCGTCAAACTTTTCTTTTAGTTCATCTGTTTCTGCACTAGCAACTTGGTTTGTTATTTTATTTACTTCGTCAGATATTACATTCGAGCTGTCTTCGTCTTCAATACCTGGTAACTCTTTTCCGTAGTTGTCTCTTGCAAAATCTACTAATTGTTGTTTTCTTTTTTTTAAATATTCTATACCTTCTTGAGGTTCTATGGCTCCCTTATCAACAGCTTTATCTAAAATACTTTGTATTTTTAAAAGCATTTCATCTTTTGGAAATCCTCCAATAAAACCTTTTATAAAATCATCTACTTCTAGTTTAAATACTTTTTTAGTATAGGGTTTTGGTTTTGGAATA